GCGTACCACCAATCGATCCTGTCGCCCGCTGCCATCTGGATGTCGACGCTGACCGCGAACTGAGAGCCGTAGCCGGTTGTGTCGGAAAAGTGGGCGTCGGTGTACTGCCTGATCAGCGTGCCGCCCGAGTTGGTGTGCCGGATGATCAGCGCGCCTTGGCCGTTGACGTTGTGGTAGAGGTAGGCGTGTGCCTCCATGTGATAGCGCCCGGCATTCGGTGCAGTGAAGCGTCGAGCATCGGCAGCAACGGTGCTGATGACACCATCGGGATCGTAGTCAGTGACTGGCGTCGCTTCGCTGCGGAACAACGCCGTGTAGTTGTTGCCCAGCGTGAAGCCCTGCGTCGTCGTGCGAATGTTGAAGGCATTGGCACCCGCCTGCCCGACAGCGCCAGGATCACCCTGCGGCCCCTTGATGCCCGACAGCGGGAAGGCGCCGAACATCTGCTGCATGCTTGCATAGTTCACGCCGTTGTTGGCGCTGGCGGCGATCTCGATGTAGTCGGTGCCGTTCATGTCGACGATGGCAGAAACCATCGGGTCGCCAACCCAGTTGGCAGTGGCGGGCGTCTGACTGGACCAGACGTAGCCGCCGTAGAGGTTCACGCCGTTCTTGCGCAGCACCACTTGGAGGAACGTCGCGCCCGAGGTTAGGCCCGCGACGATGCCACCCCAGACGTAGTAGCGCCCAGCGGGTGGCGTCCATCGACCGTTGCCACCGTTGTACCAGCCACCGGCATTTCCGACCTGCGTGGTCGGCGTCAGCGTCGCAAAGCTCGCAGGCAGACCAGCCAACGCCGACGCGGCGAAGAAGTCGCCCGTGCCTTGCACCATGTTGGCGTTGGGCGAGACCGGCACCGCGCTGAAACTCATGAGCGTGACGGCCGAAGGCGTCGGGCCAGACGAACGGACCAGCGCCTCGTAGTAGTCGGTGCCGTTGGCGTCGATCGTCAATTGCACGTCGGCTTGGCAGGCGATGTTGGCCGCCATCGTAAATTCTGAAATCTCGGGCGTGATGAGCGTCGTGCCGTTCTTGCGCAACGTGACGCACACGCCGATCGAAGCTGAAGACGAATACCAATTCGCCATTGCGTAGAGCACATAGCGGCCCTTGGGCGGCGTGAAGCGACCGTTGACAGGGTTGTACCATCCGCCCGCGTTGCCCGATTGGATGGTCGGACACAGCATGACGGTGTTGGTCGTGGTGATCCCTGCCGCTGACGTTGAAGTGGCGCAGAAGTCGCCAACGAAGCCGCTCGACAGCGGCAGCGCCTGCCATGCGGTGTAGGTCGCGGACCACACATAGGAGACGCCGTTGGGCGCGCTGAACACCTGCCCGTTGACCGGTGATGCGGGGAAGTCGAGCGCGGCCATCAGGTCACCACGAAGGCGCGCATGAGGGAGCCGACAGCGAAGTTGCCCGACCCCAGGAACAGGCGACAGCCGTCGATCCCAGTCATGGCGCCGCCTTCAAATTGCCCGTTCATGATGCGACGCAAGCCGCCAGCAGCAACCACGTCTGCGAACTGCCCGACGCCCATGCCCTTAGCCGGCGCGGTGAAGGTGATCTCGCCGCGATAGATGAAGCCACCCATCATGCCCCACTGGGCCGCGCTGAGAACGACATCCGTTGAAGACGTTGAAGGCGACGTTCCCATGTGACGGGTCAGCGAGTAGTTGGCTCCCGTGTTCACAACACCCGCCTGCATGGCTCGCATATGGCAAGGCGTGTCGGCGCCAGATGCAGCCTGGGCCTCGAAAATCAGCTTCACCATCCTCGCCGTCGTCGGAAACGTCACGTCCAGGTTGGGGCCTGCGACCGTCAACACGCTTTCGCTGTAGAGGCACAGCGCACCACTCTGCGCGGCGCTCGGCGCCGTCGCTGGCACCCACTGCGATGTGCTGCCGTCGTTGTAGTAGAGGAAGAGCGTGCCGGTCTCGCTGTTCCACCAAAGCTGATTAGGGTTTGGTGAGACTGGCGGTGTCGTGCCGACAGTGATCGACGCACCGCTGGCGATGGCCGCCGCGACGAAGGCCGTCGTCGCGACCTTGGTGCTGCTGTCGCCGGCAGTCGGCGTCGGCGCAGTGTTGGTGGTGCCCGCCAACTGAACGGTCGTGCCTCCGATCGCAACTGTCGTGCCGAAGAGACGCAGGGGCTGAAACGAACCGACGCCGGTCTGATCGACACCTTCGATGCTGGTTTCAGTAGCGGAGGCGACAACACGCAGGCCTCTCGCTGGACCGCTGAACAGCGCAAGCAGATCGCCGTTAGCGCCTGTCGACCTAAACTTGGCCGATCCCGGTGCGCCGTTGACGCCGACTGCACCCGTGAACAATGGGTTCGCCAGTGGCGCGTAGCCTTGCGCCTTGACGAATGCCGTCGTGGCGATCGAGGTGTCGTTGTCGGCGGTGGCCGGTGTCGGGGCCTTGGGGTCACCCGTGAACGTAGGCGACGCCAGCGGCGCATAGATCGACAGATCGATCGCCGCGATGTTGGCCTTCACGTAGGCGGTGGTGGCGATCGACGTGTCATTGTCGCTGGTCGCTGGCGTCGGCGCCCTGGGATCGCCCGTGAAGATCGGGCTGTTCAGCGTGGCGTAGCCCGGCAGGATCAGGTTCATCTGATTGATGATCGTCGCCACGTTGGCGATGCGCTGATCGGTGTTGGAGCCGGTGACGATCGTCGGCACGGTCGGTGAGGCGGTGAAGTTGGGCGTGCCCGCCCAGTTGCCGATCATCGACCCCATGAAGCCGCCGTCGAGCGTGGCGTTGGTGATCACCATCTGATCGGCAGTGCCACCATGAAACTCAGGGTCGGTGATGACGACATCGTCCATCTGCGGCGCATGAGCGAACACGAGCGCACCGCTGCCTGTCTCGTCGGTCACCGCCAGGGCGAGCTTGGCGCTGGTGGGATCGACCAACCACGCCTTCATCTCGGCGCTCAGCATGCCGCCCGTGATGTCGAGACCCATCTGCTGCAGCGTGACCTTGCGCGTGGTGCCGCCCTGGTTGACCTCAAACTCATCGGTCGCGTTGGCCTGGGTGGCAGCCGGCAGCTCGCTGATCTTGATGCCAGTCTGCAGGAGCTGGGCGGTGATCGTGTCCATCAGACCACTCCCTTGATCGCGCGAATGATCGGCTTGCCCTTGGTCCAGAAATTCGACCGGCCACCGATCATGGCGCCAGCGCCAGCGAAGGTGAGGCAGAGCGCGTCAGCGATGTCGGGGCTCTTCAGGCCACGGCGCTTCATGTCGGCCTTGGCCTCGACCTTCAGCTTGCCGTTGCTGAGGAAGCTGTAGGTCGGACCGACAAGGTCCGCCCTCAGCTCCTCGCTCTTGGGCAGCTTGCAGCTCCGCTTGGAAAGGTAGTCCTTGACCGACATCCACAGCTCATCGCGCAGCTTGGCTGCCGTGGGCGACATAGCCGAGACCTCGGAGACGTTCACATCCCTGACGTTAAGACCTTGTTCACGTAGGCGATCAGCAACACCAGCCCCAAGACCAATGCTGTCGACCATGATTTCGGCAGGCTTGTCGGTGCGCGCTTCATTCATCACCCATCCGCAGGTTTGCATGAGATCGAAGCCGTGCATCACCTTGTATTCGATGACGACGTTGCCTTGTCGTTTGAGTAGGACGGTGCGGTCGTCGCCAAAGCGAGCAACGTCGACGCCGTAAACCAGTGGCTCTGTCGTGTCCAAGACCACGTCACGTACCATCGCCGCATCGACCAGCTCAGCGGGGATAAGCACGTCGTCTTCAGCAAGAGCGAACTCACCCAGAACGCGAACGTTATAGGCCTTGGATTTTTCGCCATAGGTTTCAGCCGTTTGCTTGATGAAGTCAGGGGAGACCAGCGCGCTGCCGATGCAGCTCACGTGCAGGCGGAACCAGGAGCTGGCCAGCTCGTGGTGCGTCTTGAAGAAGAGCCCGGTGTTGCGGGTGGGGTTGCTGATCAGGATGGTGGTCGCCTGGAAGCTCGACATCGATCCCGAGGCCGCCTCGAAAACCGGCTCAGGGATGGCGCTCGCCTCATCGCAGACCAGGAGCACGTGATCGGAGTGCACACCGGCCAGGGCCTCGGGACGCTCCGAGCTGGAGGTGCGGGCCGACATGAAGGAGCTTTCAGGCGCCACCTTCAGCGCCACTCGATCGGTGGTGACCTCCACCTGATCGCGCATGAACTTCGGCAGCTCATTGATCCAGCGCTTGACCTCGGAGAACAGCGCATCAAAGAGCTGGCTCTGCGTCGGGGCGGTGAGCACCGACTTTTGAGGGAAGCGCGTGAACATGAACCAGATCAGCGCCCAGGAGCATGCCGCCGACTTGCCAACGCCGTGACCAGCTCGCACCGAGATGCGTCGCTCGCCACGAGCGACCGCCTTCAGGAAGCGCTTCTGCCACTTCTCGATCTTGAAATCGGGGTAGTTGCGCAGCAGCAGGTCTTCAACGAATGCAATGGGCCGATCGCGATAGGTCTCAACGATCGTGGTCCAGATGCCGGGCTCAGGGGCAGCAGCAGCGGAGGCGCCAGCCCCCGCCACTGCTGCGGCTGCACCGGCACCTACCAGCGCCTCACGCCGTGTGATTTCAATTTTTGAATTTTTTTCGGGTGCCACACTTGTATGCGCGCCCTGGTGATTTTCAGGTAGCGGGTGCGGGTGGTCCGTAACCGAACCGCGCCCCGAGGTGGTCGGCGGGGTGGGGGGTCGATCGGATTTCGGCCCGATGCGCTCGCTAGCCTCTAGCGCGTCGCCTTCGGCCTCTGCCCTACGCTCGCGCGTGATCACGTCCAGGCCTTGCGCTATGCGTCCAGCGTCTGCAGCGTGTTGCTTGCCTCCTTTCCTCATGACATTGCCCTACGCAATGCGTACGTGGTTTCTAGCCACATCCATACGCCATAGATATGTGCGTTCTGTCGCAGTAGCGGGGTGCAATCGGGGTGCAACCTAGTCATCGTCGCTATCCCGATTGTCGACGGGTTGCAATTGGCGCTGCTTTGCACCTGCGACCAGGGCAGCAACGTGACTGTCAGAGAGAACGCCAGTCAACTGCAGGCTCTGGTCAATCCACATCCCAGCGGCCTTGCCTAGCAATTCCTCGGCTCTGACTGCAGGCCCGTACTGACCATCGCGTTCCGCCGCATGCGAGATCGCGTCGAGCCTCTTTCGCACCCTATCGGGCGAGAAATCCACGGCCTGCCGCTCGATTTCAGCGACAACTAAGGCTTTCACCTTAGGCCTTTTAAGCATGCGCGTTGCAGTGACATGGATACCAGGGCCGTGCTTATAGCCGGCCGCTCGCGCGGCCTCTGTGGCATTGCCATTGACGGCAAACGCCTTAGCAAAGCGCTCTTCCCTGAGCTTGGTTTTGGCAGCCTTGGCCATGGGACAATTACGCATCCCGTACTAGGACAGGCCCGCACCATACGATGGTGCGTAATGCAATCAACTAATAATTTGTGCCCTAGTT